TACGCTGCCGACGTGGACAAGGAGATCGACAAGGTGCTGCGCGGCAGCAATGACGTAATGGGCTTCACCGATCAGGGCTCGCAGGGCGATCCGAACTTCGCTCGCGAGCGTGCGTCCGGTCAGTTCGTCATGAGCCACGGCGAGCTTTACGGCGATCAGACGCCAGCGATGCGGCACTATCGGATGCGCCAGCAGGCGGCCGTGCTCGCCGCCAGACCGGGCGGCACCGTGACGATCGGTCAGGTGCGGCCAGTCAATCCGCCGCCTGCGCCGCTCGGCCCGATCGGCGGCTTCCGGCCGTCACAAGTGACCCCAAATGCTGGCGACGTGCAGAGCGATGCGACCCGCGCGCTCGATCTTCTGAGAGACAACAAATAATGGCCAATGGTCAACCACCGCCGGGCATGCACACACCAGCCGACGCGCTGGCGCTGTTCATGAATCTGTCCGGCCAGCGACCGCTCGGGCTCACCGAAGCGCCGACGATCCGGCAGGGTTGCGTTGAAGCGCTTGAGAAGGCGGCGAAGACGATCGAAGACGAAGCCAAGCGGGTGATCGGCACCTATGAGTACGGCTGGGAACCGCTGAAGCCAGCGACGATCGCGCGCAAGGTGCACGGCGATACGCCGCTCTACGAAACCGGCGTGCTGCAAGATTCGATCGAGCATCATGTCGATCCAGACAATCTGACTGCGCAGGTCGGTAGCAACGATCCGACAGCGGAGTGGCAGGAACTGGGAACCAGCCGTGGCATTCCGCCACGTTCGTTTCTGATGGGCGCGGCCATGGTGAAGGAGAAGGAGATCACCGAACAGACCGGCGTGCATATCCACGGCTTGATCCTGAAACAGATGACCTGACATGCCCGACGTTTATCAGATCGCAATGGAGCTAAACCTTGACGACAAGGCGTCGGAAGGTTTGCGCTCGATCACCGACGGTCTGACCAAACTCGTTGAACAGCTTGATCTGGCAAAGAAGGGATTTGACGCCCTGCACTTCGCTGTGCTCGGCAGCGCGGGCGCTGGCATCGTGCTCGGCATGATGAAGATCAGCGGCGCGGCCAACGAACTGACGCGCAATCTCAATCAGATGCGCATGGCCGGAATGGACACCGAGCGCGCCATGGCGGCGGTGAACGCCACGGTGGCGGCGCGGCCCGGCACCACCTACGCCGAAGACTTGGCACGCTTGCGCATGCTGCTGCCGATGATGGGGCCGGGCGCTTACAACGTGCTCACGCCGCTGACACGGCAAGAAGAAGTGATGCGCTTCATGGGCGTGCAGGGCGGCCTTGAGCCGTCAGTGCGCATGGCGCTGATGCGCGGGCTGACCCGGCCGGGTGATATTCAGCGCTTTGTCGAAGACCAAGTGCGCACCGTACAAGCGACGCAGGGTCAGGTGACGCCGCAGACCATGTTGCAGATCATGCGCATGGGCGGCGCGGCGGCGGCGGGCTGGTCGCCCGAGTTCGTCAATGAAGCGTTACCGGCGCTGTTGCTCAATCTCGGCTCGACCGGCGGCCGGTTCAATGTCGGGCGCGGACTGGAACAGCTTGAGCAGGTGATGTCGCAGCCGGGCGGGCTCGGCGGGCGCGGCGGCATGGGCGGCGCGCTCAACCGGCGTGCTTTCGCCACCGCGCTGGGACGGCCGATCAGCATGGCCGACGAGCAGATGATGGCGACCGATCCGGCGCGCTGGGCGCGCACGGTCGGCGCGCAGATCGAAAGCCAGTACGGCGAACAGCACATTGCCGACGTGGTGCGTCGGCTGTTCACCAATCCGGTGGTGCAGCAGGCGATGCTGTTCTGGATGAGCACGGCTGGGCAGGCCTCAATGCAGCGGTTCGCGCAGCAGCGCGCAGCGGCGGCCGGAAGCATCCAAGGCGCGGACATTATGGATCGCGACCCGACCGTGATGCTCGACCAGATCGGCAAGCGCTTCCAGAACCTGATGACGCAAATCGCTAAGCTCAATCAGCCGGAATACATGCGCGAGCTTAAGTGGGTTGACGATTTGATCGGGGCGCTTCAGCGGCTGGCGAAGCAGGCCGGGCCGGAAGGTGTGCAGATCATCATTGCTGGGCTCGGCGGGCTCGGCGGCGCGATCCTCGCGCTGGCGGCGATCGGCGGGCTCGCCATGCTGGTGCCGGGCGGCGTCATCACGCTGGCGATCGCGGGCATCGCGGCGGCGATCACCATCCTTGTCGGGCTGAACTGGAAGGCGGTTGAAACCGGGCTGGATACGTTGTGGCGGGCGATCCGCAATTTCTTGATCAACATCGGCCTGTGGCACGAGCCCGGCGGCACAGCCAACATGGGCATCACGCCGCAGAACCGGCGTGGCATGGCTGGCATCGGCGCAGCATTCGGCGATCTGTGGAATCAAACACCGTGGGGCAATCAGACCTTCGGCTACGTCAACCGCAACTTCCCGACTGCCGATATGTTTGGTGCGCGCGGGCAGGCGATCATTCCGCCGCAGACGTTTCCGAACTGGCTGCCCAGCAACATTGCTCCGCACGCTGCCGCTCGCGACAAAGACGTGAACGTCAGCGTCGATCTCAATCTTGACGGGCACACGCTCGGCACCGTGCTGATGTCGCGGGTGCTCAGCAACCATGAATTCCCGCTCGGTGCGCCAGCCGCCAATGCCAACAGCGGCTGGAACGGTGCCGACTACAACTGGCCGTCACGCTGATGCCTGATCAACTCGACGTTCTCAGTATCGGTGGCATCACCTTTGATGCGTTCTCGACGCCTGACCTGATCCCGGGCGGCGGGCGGCAGGCCACAGTGGTGCACAAGCTGCCGGGCGGTGCGCGGGTGATCGATACGCTCGGCCGCGACGACATGGACATCACGTGGCGCGGCACCTTCTTTAGCAACGATGCGCTCAACATTGCGCTGGCGCTGGACTCACTGCGCATTGCTGGCGCGGTGGTGCCGCTGTTGTATGCCGGGCAGATGCGGCCGGTGGTGATCTCAAACTTCCTGTGGTCGATCCGGCGCTTTCCGATGTGGGTCGAATACGTGATCACCTGCATCGTGGTACAGCGTGCGCCGTCGATGACGGCATCGGATGCCAGCGGCATCGATCAGAGCGCGACCAATGACGCATCGCAGGCCAATGACGTGGCGACTGGTTCGCAAGAGAATGGGATATGGGGGCCGCCGCCGGACACCGGCATTGAAGGCGGCACGACTGGCGCGCCAACCACAGCCCCGGTGCAGTGATGGCGATACCACAGACCATCATCAATGAGTTTGCGTTCATTCAGACACAGATCAATGCCGCGCTGCCGCTGACGGCGGCAACGCATGCGACGATCGTGGCGTTGCAGCTTAACGCTGACCAGTTGGTGATCGATTGCGAGCAGGCGCAAGGTTCGCTGGTCGGCCAGCTTGACACTTATGTGTGGACGCCCGGCGATGATCCGGTGAATATCGTCGTCGCGGTCCAAGGACTCAACGCCAGCGCCGCCGACGAAGCCAACATTGTGCTGCTGCGCGGGCTTGCGGGCCGCATGGCGTCGAATTTGAACCAGTTGAGCTAGAGATGGCAGCGCCGACCGGCTACATCGCAGCAACGATCCCGGCGTCGATCGATCGGGAGAATTTCACGACGCTGTTTCACGTCGCCATGTTGCAATTTGGTGATCCATTACAATGGGTTGCGGTGGCCCGGCTGAACGATCTGCTCGATCCTTGGCTGTTCGCGCCGATCGATCTCCTGATTCCGCCCGTGCTGCCAGCCGGGCCGATTCCGCCAACCGGAATCCTTGGTCAATGACATGGCGATCGTTCAGGGCGTCGATCCCCACAACGGCTGGGTTGATGTTGGCGGCCAGCGCTTTCAGGTCATTCACGGTCAGGTGGTGGAAAGCTCGATCAACGAGTCCGGCACGCTGCGCGCTACGGTGCCGTTGAACGCGCCGGGTTATCTGGAAGCGCTCGCGCCGATCGTCGGCACCACCAAGAAGGTCAAGGCGATCGTGCTGGCCCACGGCTCCGAGTGGACGCTGATGACCGCCGACATCACCAAGATCGAATTCTGTCTGGTGGCTGGCACCATCGAGATTCACGGCGATAACGGCATGCAGGTGCTTAACGAGCACAAGACCACCGACACGTGGACAAACAAAAAGGGCCACGAGATCGTGCAAGACTTGGTCGGGCGGCTCGGCATTCCGTTCTCGGGCGTGGCGTCGAAAGTGATGGCGGGCAAGAAGGTCGGTCAGGATTACGTGCGGCTGACCGACGGCATCAGCTACATGATGGCGATCCACAAGCATGCCGAGTTTGACGGCGTGCGCGCGTACATGGATCGCAACGGCACCTTCCAGTACCGGCCGCCGGGTACAGGCGGCGACTACGCGGTGAACTGGCAACGGCCGACGCCGCAGCGACCGATGCTATCCGACTGTCTCGATCTGCGCATCACCCACAATCTGCTGGCCAGCGCCGATCAGGACGGCACGCTGACCAGCTACCTGCCAGCGGAAAAGAAAAACGTCACGGTGAAGTCTAGCGTGCCGGGCTCCGGTGATAGCAAAAAGTATTATCACGACCAGCCGAACTTGCAGCAGGAGCAGGCTTACCAGCGGCTCAATTCCCTGCTGTGGCAGCAAGCGATGCACGAATTTTCGCTGTCGTGCACGGTGGTCGGCGACCCCAGTGTCGATGCGTCGCAGCAAGTGACGCTGTCGGGATCGCAGTTCTTTGATCAAGGCTACCCGATCGACACCGTCACCCACGTGTTTGGCATCAACGGCTATACCACGACGATCAATTCGAAGAACGCTGGCAAGGGTCGGAGTGCGCCGTAATGGGTTACACCGAGAATCTGGAATCGTTCATTGCCCGCGTGGTCGAGCGCGCGATTGCGACCCGCTACAGCGAACGCCACGGGCTGGTGACGAGCTACGATCCGAAGACGTATCGGGCCAAGGTCAAGTTCATGCCGAGCGGCCAGACATCAGGCTGGCTGCCGATCGAGACTGGCCACATCGGCAACGGCTACGG